CAGCTCATGGGTCATCCCTTAAGCTTTCCAATGCTCTGTGCAATTAATCTCGCGGTTTTCCGCGAGGCGGTTCGTCTGTGGGAACTGAATTCAAAGGAATATCCCTTTCCCCTCATTTCCGATCTCGCCCGCTCTATGGAGCAGAATGTGATTGTTAATGGGGATGACATGTTGTTCAAATGCACCAAGGAGTTTCACGATAAATATTTCGTTCCAACTGCTCGGGAGGCTGGTTTTAAGATTTCCATTGGAAAACACTACCTTTCTCCGGACTGTGCTATGATCAATTCTCAGATATTCCGTCGCGTTGAGCAGACAATGAAAACGTTTGGTTACCTTAACCAGCGTCTGGTCACTGGAAATAACATCAAGACAGGTGATAGTGAAGCAACCCCAGTCATGATCGCTCGCGATCTGGCTTTAATGGTTGACAAGTGTCCCTGGAGTAGATGTTTTCTTCCCGTTGCCCTCTCCCGGTTTAAGCCTTTCGAAAACTTTCAGCCGAATTGGTATGTCTCCCCCCATTTGGGTGGTTTTGGCATCCCTTCTCGTCTGGCCCCTTCCGATTGGAAAATCTCGAGACGCCAGCGTTATGTGGCATCGTTGTTTGTTCATGATCCCTCTCTTCAACTCTATACGAATGTAAAAGGACTGTCGATCCCCCTGGCTAACTTTGCCGGAGCGGTCGTGCGTCCTCGTATTCATATTGGAGAATTTCCTCTTAACGAGTTTGAAGGGTCTGATCAACCAGAGTGGTTATCCCGAATTGCTTATGCGGCTCGCGCAAAAGGAATCCGCCCTGGGGCTTCTGCTCTAGAAGATCGAGCGATTACTCAGTCAATGTTCAGGTTGAAGTCTGATAGAGGGCGTTTGGCCCCTATGAAGACCTCCACTGTGATCTCGTACGAGAACTCATCGCTCGTCTACTCAATCGGTATTCCTTGTCCGCCTCTCGAGCCCATACGCATTTCTCCTTCGATTAATGCTCACTCCATTATTTCGGGTTATCGCCGGTTTCCGTATTCTTACAACATCCATGTTGTGAGAAAGTTCGAGTACCGCATACCTCGTTATCTTGAGAGTGGAGTGGTGATCTATTAATCCAGTTTGACCGCAACGTCGTTAAACTACGATGGGGTTCCGGTGCATAATTGCCTAAAACGGTGTCCAGTTGGACTCAATAATTCCGTGCTAAACAAAATGCCGAACGACTGCACAGCGCTTCCGAGTGTGGAGCAGTCCCAAATACCTAACCTTTGAGCCCATGGTGAAGCACCATGCATTGCTCGGTTGGCGATATTTGAGCCTGACCGAATCTCAGGTTGCACCGGGATGAACAGTCTCCTGTCATCCAGGGTATCCCATACTGTGATGAAAAATCAAACCAAATCGAAGAGAAAGCAGCAAAAGTCTGCAAAGAAGACCAAAGGCGCGGTGACTTATCGGCCACTGCGTACACAACTCATATCACCGGAAACTCGCCACTATCTCCGCTTTCTTGCGGGGTTGCACAGCGACACGTCCTCTTTGAAGCCCCCAGATCTTAGATCTGCGAATGTGCATCGGAGGACTGCCTGGAGTCGGTATAATCTTTCAACCGGTACGGCTAACTACGGCGCGATGATTCTTAGTCCTTTCAACTTCGTCCAATCCAGTCCTAT